ACCAAGCACCGGCGGCTTGCTCAAGACGTCCTTCTTTGAACTCTGGCCACACAATGACCGCCTGCCGCAGTACGAGTACATCCTTCAATCGTATGACTGTGCATTCACCGAAAAGACCACCGGCGATCCGACGGCTTGCACAGTTTGGGGCATTTTTACGCACAACAAAGAGCGGCACTGCATGCTGCTCGATGCTTGGGATGAACACCTCAGCTACCCTGACTTGAGGACAAAGGCGGTCAAGGACTGGACAACTGAGTATGGTGGTGACAATAACAGTGGCGCTGGAATGCCAACTCGGGCTCGGCGACCTGACCGAATCTTGGTTGAAGCCAAAGCCAGTGGACAGTCTTTGCTGCAAGATTTAAGATTAGCCAGAGTGCCGGCCATAGGATATAATCCGGGTAATGCCGACAAAGTAAGCCGCGCTCATCAAGCGGCACCCACTCTGGAGCTTGGACTATTGTGGATACCCGAGTCAAAGCGCAACCCTGGACAGCCTGTCAGCTGGGCATCAGCATTTCTCAAACAGCTTACCAAGTTCCCATTGGCCGAGCATGACGACTATGTGGACACATTTACTCAGGCCATTATCTACCTCAAGAATGACGGCTGGTTTGAATTGCCACAAGCCAAAGACGTTGATGAACGTAAGCCTAGAAACAAAGACAAGGTGAACCCTTATGCCGCGTGATCAAGTCCGTGCTACGCCTCGTAGCGCCCCGCTGGGTGCATTGGCTGACCTTTTGGCAAAGAGTTATTCTCCAGAGCGCACCCAACAGATGCAGGGCGTGGCAAAGTTTCTGGATATGCCAGCAATCAGCGAAACCCTAAACCGATTGTCTTATGGCGAGCCACTTACTACTGGTGCTGGTGGACTTGGCGGAACAACACGGTTTCGCCCTGAAGTGCTTGACGCCGCTATAGCTGTAGCACCAGGCGCAGGTGCGCTTGGAAAACTTGCTGGCCAAGGAACTATGGCTACGGGACGTGCTGGTGCTCGCCTTGCTGACCGTGCAGTGCCAAGGATCATGGAGCGTGGCGGGATGGGCGCTGAGATGCTGCAAGGGATGAGCAGGAGTACGGTTAGCCCAATGGATGTCTACCACGGCAGTCCACACAAGTTTGACAAGTTTGATGCCAGCAAGATTGGCACTGGTGAAGGAAATCAAGCCTATGGGCATGGGCTGTATTTTGCTGAGAACCCAGGAGTTGCTAAAACTTACCAGAAAATGGTCAATACTGGATCAATAAGCAAACAAGCTAAAAAATTTGTAAGAGAAAATATAATTGCTGGGGCTGACAATGATGCAATCTTAAAAGCTGCAACTTCGTCAAAAAACCAAGCAACTAGATGGGATTTAGAAGATGTAAAACGCGGTATTCCAGCTTCTCGGAATGACTATGTGAACGCAATGGATGAGGTGCAAGAATTTTTAACAAAAAATCCAATTTCACAAACTGATGGCTCACTCTACAAAGTAGACCTACCAGACGAGCAAATAGCCAAGATGCTAGATTGGGATAAGCCGCTGAGTGAACAGCCTGATGTAATCAAGGCGCTCAAGGGCACGGACTACGAGGTTGGCGTCAGCCAGAAGGAGGCCGAGAGGATTGCGGATATGCGTTTGCGCCAAGAGGCTGATGAGTGGGCCGAGATGACAGGGGGCGACCCGGTTGACTACTCAAACAATGTTGACTGGGAAAAATACGTTGATGGTGTTCGCAAAGAGTCTGGCAGCATTGACAGCAGCATTACTGGCAAAGACTTGCACCGCATGGTTATGCGCGATGAGGGCTATAGGCCAGACTTGTTTGATTCAGAAAACTATCAAGTTGGCACCAGTGAAACATTACGCGGCATGGGCATCCCCGGCATCAAATACCTAGACGCTACCAGCCGAGGTGCTGGCACAGGCACCCGCAACTTTGTCACCTTCCCTGGCGAAGAAAAGAGCCTGACCATACTGGAGCGCAACGGGCAGCCAATGATTGCTCCGGCAGTGCCAGAGGAGCACAAAATGTTACAGGGGTTTTACCGAGGTTATGCAGGTGAGAACCTTGACACACCTGAGTTGTTTGTTTCTCCACAGAAACGTATTGCTGATTATTACGCTGATAAACGCGCAAGGCAAACAGGCGCAGAGCCTCATGCTGAGATGCTGATGGTTGACCCGTTTGCAGGGGTAACTTACGGCCACAGCACGATGGGTACAGGTAGGGAGCCACCCATGTTCACTAACGCTCGCAAGATAAAGCCGGAAGATGTAGTTGAGAGCACCCAGCTTTACCAATCAGGTGGCGTTGTCAAGTTGTTAAAGGGTATTCTGAGTGGCGGTGAGAAAGCGCTGACTGCCGCTCAACGTGCTGAGGCTGGCCGTGCTGCGGCGGCACTTATTAAGTCGCAGGAGCAAGTCAAGGCATCTGAGGCACTTGGTCAGCAGATGGAGAAGGGCTTCAAGCGCACAACCACTACTCAGGCTGACCGCACCCGTGTGGGAGGCGGCAATATTGGTGGCGCACCATTCCCAGCCCTTAGCCAAGCTGACCCAGCGTACAAGGGTAAAGTGTGGGGCGTGATGGATGAAGGCACAGCATCAAGGCTAAAGAATCTGACGACACCTGAAACTGCTTGGACAACAATGCTTGGTTCAGCAACTCAACTCAAGACCAACCCTGTGGTTTTTGATAAGCTGAAGCGCCAGTTCATTGACTCAATGAAGCAGGGTAACCTGTCTGACGAACTAGCAGAGAAGATCAATCGCAACTTATCAATAAAATTTGGTGAGGGTGTTGACATCCGTGACCCAGGCATCTGGAAGCTGGCTGATACGTTTGAGAAGCGTGCCGCACTAGCTGACGCAATGATGGGCAAAGGCATTGACCCAAGCAAGGGCGGCATTGCTCTTGGCGGCGAGAAAAGCGGACGCGGAGTGATCTTTCGCCCAACTGATACGCTCATTAAGGAAACTGAGCCGTATTTGCTACCCAGTGAATTTGGTGGTGATGTGCCGACCTTTGCAGCTGGGCCACGCCTATTCTCACTAGAGCAGGAGTCAATGTATCGACCTGACTTGCACCCCGGATTCCCTACCCTGATTAAAGGTGAGGACTTAGGTGTCAACATGGCTCCTACGCCCACTGAGGTTTACTTGCCTGACTGGCATGCTAAGTTCAAGAAGGACAACCCTGAGCGCCAAGCCCCCGGCTACTACGACCTTGCTTTGGGCGTAAAGGGTGAGGGCTTGCCAAGCCAGGAGCTTAATGACGAGTACATTCGCCATTTGTTGCGTGAGGGGTTTGCTGAGGGTGGTGCAGTCCATATGGATGAAGGTGGCGCAGCCTTCGGTGTATTCCCGCAGATGAAAGCACGCCGTGCAAAGCAAGACCGTGAGGCTGCAGCCAACGCTCCACTATCTGCACTCCGAGGCTACGCAGCAGGCACTGCAGGATTGCCAGGAGACATTGAGGGATTGGCCCGTGCAGGCATCTCCCAACTGCCGCCGCAACTGCTGACAGCCTTTCCTGCACTTCGTGCATTTGGCATCGGCAGCCGTGCACCCAATGAGGAATACCTGCCCTACATCCAAGACTTTGTGAAAGGCGGTCAGTGGTCTGGTGTTAATGACTTGCAGAACTCCGGGTTGCTTCGAATTGGAGACAAGTATGTGGACAAAAACAAGTACCGCGAGGTGGCTGGCGATCTAAATCCAGATTACATCAGCAACTTAATTAACAACGGCGTAAAAGATCTTTCTCCAGCTGATGCAGAGATCATCCGCCGTTTGCAGGAACCAGAACCCGGCTTCGCCCAAGGTGGTATGGTCTCAAACCACTTTGACCCAATTAGAATCAAACAGATCATTGCCGGCTTAGATGATGAGTATGATCCTGAACGAATTCAGCAAATAGTTGCGCAACGTGAAAGTGCATATGCCTAAAAATACAGACCTGACCATTGAAGATGATGAAGACGAAATCGTTGAGGTAGATGATGATGAGTCAGACACCGAGGATACTGATGACGGTGGAGCAATGGTCAAACTCAAGAACGAGGACGACCAACGGCAGAAGCAAGCGCACTTTGCCAACATTGCTGATGAGGTTGACCAAGGTGACTTGCAAGACGCCGTTACCGACCTGCTAGACAAGGTTGCCAAGGACAAGGACGCACGGCAGAAGCGGGACAAGCTGTACGAGGAAGGCTTGCGCCGTACTGGCTTAGGTGACGATGCACCGGGCGGTGCGCAGTTCACAGGCTCAACAAAGGTTGTCCACCCTATGCTGGTAGAAGCCTGCGTTGACTTCTCTAGCCGAGTGATGAAGGAGATCTTCCCTCCAGGCGGTCCTGTCAAGAGTAAGATCCTAGGTGAGAAGGAGAAGGACAAGGTCGCCAAGGCCGAGCGCAAAACTGACTTCATGAACTGGCAGACTACTGAGCAGATGCCGGAGTTTAGGGGTGAACTAGAGCAACTCAGTACGCAGCTGCCCTTGGGTGGTGCTCAGTACCTCAAGATGATGTGGAGCACTCAATACCTGCGACCATGCGCTGAGTTCATCCCCATCGATGATGTGTACCTGCCCTTTGCGGCCACCAATTTCTACTCCGCAGAACGCAAGACCCATGTCCAGTACGTAACCGAGATGGAGTACCAGCGCCGTGTTAGGTCTGGAATGTACATTGACGTTGACATCGGATCGCCAGAAGAGCCTGACTACAGCAAGGCGTCCATTGCCAATGACAAAATTGAAGGGCGCAAGGACACCTCCTACAACGAAGACGGTCTGCGTACCATCTTTGAGATCTACACGCACTTAGATTTTGGCGATGGCGTTGAGCCTTACATCATCAGCATTGACAAGACTAGCAGCAAGGCTGTGGCTCTGTACCGCAATTGGGAACCTGAAGACGAGCGCCGTGTAGAGCTTGACTGGATTGTGGAGTTCCCATTTGTGCCATGGCGAGGTGCTTACCCCATCGGCCTGACCCACATGATTGGAGGCTTGTCGGGTGCGGCTACAGGTGCATTACGCGCCTTGCTGGACTCGGCTCACATCCAGAACATCCCAACCCTGCTCAAGCTAAAGGGTGGCCCTGGTGGCCAGACGCTCAACGTTCAGCCGACTGAGGTTGTGGAGCTTGAAGGCGGTGCGCTCATTGATGACGTGCGCAAACTGGCTATGCCGCTACCGTTTAACGGCCCGAGTCCTGTACTGTTCCAGTTGCTTGGCTTTGTCGTTGACGCCGGTAAGGGAGTTGTGCAGACCAGCTTTGAGAAGCTGAGTGATGCCAACCAAGCGCAACCTGTTGGCACAACCTTAGCTCTTATTGAGCAGGGCATGGTGGTCTTCAGTAGCATCCACTCCCGCATCCACGGCTCAATGAGCCGTGTGTTTAAGATCCTGCACCGCATCAACAGTGCCTACTTGACCATAGAAGACATTAAGGCCCAAGCCTCCGGTTTGGATGTCAAGCCTGAAGACTTTGACGGCCCAATGGACGTTGTGCCGGTGAGTGACCCTGCAATCTTCAGTGAGACACAGAGGTTTGCTCAAACTCAAGCAGTCCTACAACGCGCAGCCACCGTGCCACAGATGTATGACCAGCGCAAAGTTGAGCAAATGTTTTTGCGCAGCCTGAAGATCAGCGCTGACGATGTACTGCAACCTGCGCCCGGCACCGAGGACATTGATCCAGTGAGCGAAAACGTGGCCGCCACGATGGGAACTCCTGTTTATGTTCTGCCGCAGCAAGACCACATTGCTCACCTTAAAACACACTTGGCGTTTCTCAAGTCACCGTTGTTTGGCCAGAACCCTGCCATTGTCAAAACCTACATGTTCCCAATGGCCACTCACCTGCGCGACCACTTGCTGAACTACTATCTGACTGAGGCTCATGAGGCAGTGGACGTTGCGCAGAAGAAAGACTTGATTGAGAAAGAAGCAGAGCAGCAGGTGGGTGTGATCTTGAAGGTGCAAGAAATCATTGAGCAGCAGCTTGGTGGCTTTGCCCAAGAGCTCGCCCAGATTGACCAAGTTGCTCAGCAGTTCAAGCCCCAGCCACCGATGCCACCTGACAGTAGCATGCAGATAGCTCAGATGAATGCGCAGTTGCAAGGCCAAGCACTGCAGCAACGCACACAACTTGACCAAGCAAAAATGCAGCAAGCCGCCCAAGCTGAGCAGGCAAAAATGCAAGCTGAGCAAACCAAACTGCAACTTGAGCAAGCTAAGCTGCAACTAGAGCAATCTAAGGTCCAGCAAGACGCACAGCAGAATGCACAAAAGATGGCAGAAGATGCTCAGCAAACAATGCTCAAAGAGCAGGCAGAGAACGAACGCACAAAGATCGAACTGCAAACCCGCTATCAAATGAACACCGACGACAACAACACCGCCCTACGTCTAGCTGCAACCGAGCTAGCCACAGGCGAGAAGTTTGCCGTCTCAACAGGTACAGGCATCAATCCCGGCGCTTGACACACAGGAGAAACCACGATGAACAATACCCCCGCAGTCCCAATGAATAACGGCGCAGTCAAGCAACACCACCGCATGGCAGCAGGAGAGCCTTGCAATGGCCAGACTTTGCCTGCACCACCCTCAATGCCAAAGACGCCTGCGTGAATATAGAGACCGTTTTATTGCACCGGCTTAAAGCCGCGCAAGCAAGTTTTGCGCTTGAATCACTCAAGCGTCCCCAAAACCGCGATAGCTTTGAGTACGGCTATCGCGTGGGCGTCGTATCTGGTTATGACGCAGCGTTAGATGTACTTTTTACCATTTTGGAAGAGGAGAAAAACAGTGGCAATGACTTATGAGGACGCACTAGCAGAGGCTTTTCCGGCTGCAGAAGCCGGCATTCAGCCTTTTGGAAGCCGTGTTCTGGTACAAATTCGTAGTCCCAAACAACGTACCGCTTCTGGCATTATTTTGGATATTGGCTCCCGAGACACTGAAAAGTGGAACACCCAGGTAGCCAAAGTCATCTCAATTGGCCCTTTGGCGTTTAAGAACCGTAACACTATGGCCAGTTGGCCGGAGGGTTCTTGGTGCGAGGAAGGTGAGTATGTGCGAGTTGCCAAGTATGGTGGCGATAGGTGGGAAGTTCCCATGTCAAACGGCGAATCGGCGCTGTTTGTAATCTTTAACGACTTGGACATCATCGGGCGAGTTAACGTCGACCCACTGTCCATTCGTGCATTCATCTGAAAGGAGATGAGAAATGGCTGAAACACTGAATGAGCAAGACGAGGACATTAAAAAGCCTCCGGAAGATCTCGTCATCGTGGAAGACAAACCACAACGTGACGATGCTGACGAAGATGATGACCGCATTAAGGCTGACGAAGACAGTGGTACTGATTCTGAGCGAGAAGCAATCCGTGAACGGCGTCGGCTAGAGAAAATTGAGCGCCGTGACCGCAAAGAAAAGGCCATAACCCGCGACAAAACGGAACTAGACTTCCTGCGCAAGCGCAACGATGAGCTAGAACGCCGCATGGGGGCGCAAGAGCAGCGTGCTCACCAGACTGACCTGCAAAACATTGATGCACACATCCGCCGTGCTCAAGAAGAAGCTGAATTGTCAGACCGAGTCATTGCCAAGGCCGTTGAGTCAAGCAACGGTGCTGATGTGGCGCAGGCTCTGAAGTACCGTGATCAGGCACTAGCCAAAATCAATCAACTTCAGGCACTTAAAGCGCAGGCTGCACAGATTCCAGCAAAGCCGCAGCAGGGCATTGACGACATGACCATGCAGCATGCTCGGGAATTTATGTCTGAAAACCCTTGGTATGACTCCAACGGGCGCGATGAGGACAGTGCGATTGTGATAGCAATTGACCAATCTCTAAGCAAAGACGGTTATGACCCCAAGTCTGAAGAGTATTGGTCAGAACTGAAACGCCGTGCCGCTCGCCGCCTACCAGAGCGGTTTAAGACTGAGACTCGGGTTGCACGAGGCGGTCCTGCCGTTGGTTCTGGCCGAGAACACGCGCCAACCTCAACTCGAAACGAGGTTTATATCAGTCCAGAACGAAAGCAAGCTCTGATTGAGGCTGGTGTGTGGGATGACCCGATACTGCGCAAAAAATACGCTGCTCGGTATCAGGAATATGACCGCAACAATCGCAATCAAGCATAAATATTTTATTTTTTGAAAACGGGGTTATAATCCCCCCTAATCGCTGAAAGGAGCGAATATGTCAGACGAACGCTTAAAGAAATCCGCTGGTGACAACCGCGAGCAACGCGCAGTGCAAGACCGCACCGCGACCGAAAATCGTGAATTGTCCGATGATGAGCGAGTTGAAATGTTCCGTCAACAGTTTTTCCAGTCCTCGTTACCTGATTTACCAAAGCTGCCCGGCTGGCATCCTTGCTGGCTAACAACGACGAACCCACGTGATTCAATCCAAACACGTATCCGCTTGGGCTACCAGCCCATCAAGCCAGAAGATGTTCCTGGCTGGGAATACGCCACCCTTAAAACGGGTGATTGGGCAGGATTCATTGGGGTCAATGAGATGCTTGCGTTCAAGTTGCCCATGAGCCTGTACGAAAAGTACATGCGCGAAGCCCATCATGATGCCCCTCTGCGCGAAGAGGAAAAGCTCACCGATACGGCTGACTTTCTTGAGCAACAAGCGCGATCATCTAAATCGAAGTTGACGCTGGGCGACGGTAATACAGAATTGGGACAAAAGCGGCAAGCTCAGTTTGATCTTGCTTGACAGACTTTTAACCATCTTAGGAGAAAGCTAATGTCTTCGACTAGCGCACCCTTTGGTTTTAGGCCCAGTTTCCACAACAGTGGACAAATGCGGCCTAAAGCCTACACAATCGCCAGCACTTACGCTGCCAACATTTTCGAGGGAGATCCCGTAAAGTTGGTGGATGCAGGTACTGTTCAACTCGGCACGTCTGACGGCACCCGCTCGGGTACTGTTGCTGGTATTTTGCTGCTTGGCATCTTTGCCGGCTGCCAATATACCGATGCATTGGGCAAGCCAACCGT